CAGAACGACGACCGGCCTCATTCAAACCGCCCTTGGGGTTCTTGCCCGCCTTGCGTGTCCAAGCTGGGCTAGCCACGCGCCGCCCTCATATTATCAATCAGGTTTGGGTATGGACGACCGGCTTTTTTGGCAGCCCGCATAGCGGCGCGTTTCTTTGCAGAACTCAATGCCTTTGGTGCGCCTAAATCCTTTGGCCGCTTTTTATCCCAAACTTGTTTGGTCATTTGCCGTAACCCTTACCTTTTTTCTTAGGCATAATCTTTCCTTTTTGCCATTTTGGTTTTCATGTTGGCCTCAGTTACCCGGCCACCAGTCTGCCGGGCGTACTCTTTAGCCGCTTTCATACCAGCCTTGCTATATGCAAAGTGCCGGGTCTTACCATCTTTAGAAACTACTTTTGGCATTTATGCCCCCAATGTTGAGTTGGATGATAACAAAGTACGGTTGCCAAGCTGCCTCATCCCGGCGGCGCTGCGACGCAAGCGCTCGGCCTCAATCTCTTTTGCAAGATCTGAGCGGATAACTTTTTTGCCGAGTGTTGCCTGCTCTTCCTCTTCCTCTTCCTCTTCCTTAGGAATAATGCGCGGCCCATCATTACTGCCAATATTTGCCCTTGCCTCACGCTCTTCAGCTTCTGGGTCACGGCCAGTCAGCCTGCCAAGACTATCATAGACGCCGCTTACTCTGCCGGTGCGCTTATCATAAACCGCTCTTGAACCCGGTTTGCTTAACACATCCTTCATGCGATTACCCATAAACTGAGCAGCATAATTTTGCGCTACATTAATACCAGCCCCCGGAAAGAATGCAGCCATAAGTTTATCGCTTGTGGTCATCTTTTCTATATTTGTTTTTCCAAGCGCGATTTGCTTGTCTAGCTGCTTTTGGGCTGTGTTCTTTTTGCCCTCTGGCGTCTTTGATCCGGGGCGTGTTTCAGCGCCACCACGATCTGGCCCGGAATAATTGCGACCGCCGTCATCTCTGCCGCCACCCATACCAGCGCTAGAACGCCCGCCACCGCGACCGCTAGAAGATGGCCCGCCGCCGCCGCGACTGCTAGAAGATGAACCAGCGCCAGAACGACCACCAGCCGCGCCGCCCGATCTCTCTGACCCAAAGCCAGATCTTTCGCCACCAAACCCCGGTGGGTACGATGGAACGCCTTTGTGGAACTCACCAGTGCCACCGCGTGATTTCAAAAGTTCAGCCTCGGCTGGCGTGATATAAGCCAACAAATGCCGCTGGCCTCTAATAGTGGTTCTGCTTGGTGGGTTTCTTTTTGCCATATCTTACACCGGCCCTAATGTTTCTGTAATGCCTTGCTCTGCATCTTGGCGGGTTTTAGATAACAACATACGCTGACCGCCAACATACCGAGCGCGGCGTTGTGCTGCTAGCTTCATGCGCTTATCACGCGCCTCAGCCTCGACCTGTTGCTCTTGGCGCTTCTGAGCGGCTACCAGTTCTGGATCCGGTTCTTGTGGTTTTGAACTACCGCCAAATAATCCGCTCATTTATAATACCTCGCATACATTCGATAATCAGCGCCGTCAGGGCCGTAGTTTTTTAACAGCCCCTCTGGCGTGAATTGTAACGCATCAGCCCACCTGACAGCAAGGTCATTCTGCATATTTACGGTTAACTGCAACCGCTTCAGTACCATCTCGGTAGCGATCAGGTTGAAATAGCGGTATGCCCCCCTAGTAAGCGATACCGGCGCGGTAGCAACGTGGTCTGTTGTCAGCATCCAGCCCTCGGCGACGCCCGGCCATAACTTATTAACACCAAAACAGCAAGCAATCTTGCCGCGCAATAACGCCGTGCAGGCAAGGCCAGTGGCGCTTGCTCCCTGCAACGCCTCTTTGTAATCAGGCACAAGTTTTAAAAACTGGGCATCCATCGGCCTTAATTCTGCCATATAGGCATGACCCCAGTAAAACGGCACAATAGATACCTCGCTATTGCCGCAAAGCGATTGACGCCAATTAGAATATGTTAAAGTCTGCATTGGCTGTTAGCTGATTAAACTGTTTACTAAACTGGCTATTGCGCGTAATGCTCCGCACCTCACCGGCACCAAGCATCAAATATCCAAACGCATCACCAACGTGCGAATGCTCATTTTTATTTGGCGCATCTCGGAACCGCTCATACCCGGCACCAACCGCCACGCGCCTAAAGTGATACCCACCAGCCAGCGATTTGCGGGTGCGGGTGCATTTGCTGTTGACAACCAAGCCAGCCTTGCCGTCGATCATGCGGTTCATCGGCATAGCGCCCGCCTCGCGGCGCACCTTAAAATCGTTGGTGCTAGTTGGCCGGGCATGAAGCCCCATCGTTTTTAAATGCTCAAACGCGGTGACCTCAAATATCTCATCTCGCTTAACGCCCGCCGGGTCACCCCAAACCAAAACATCAGATTTTGGAAACAGGCTTTGTATGTCAGCCAGCAAATGATGACAAAACCGCTCAAGCCCCATATCAAACGCCACAAGCTCATGCACGACATTCCACCTGCCGTTCTGCATTTTCTGCCCAAACACAGCCGCAGGGGTCAAACCAAAGTCAAGCCCGATATGCACCGGCCAGCCCGGCTCAATCTCAGCGTCACCAGACATAACGCTGTCACTGTACTCAGGCCAGACCGGCTTGCCGTCTTGCACATAAACATACTGCGCCCCGGCGTAACACTGGATCCAGTCAAGCGTCTTACCAGCTAGCTGCTGCTCGTAGTATCCAACCGGCAGGTTGTTGACGTTCTCAGCTATCGGATTATTCAGCCAATGCTTGCCAGCCGCAAACATAGCATCTTCATGCTCGGCTGTACCCTCAACCACACCGCCCGGCTGCTTGTAAAACTTCCAAGGATATTTTCCGCGAATAGGGTTTTTCTCGGCAAGGTTCGGCCACCAGTGATCGCTATCCATTGGGTTGGTACTCATCCAAACACCGCGCCAAGTGCAGCCGCCATTCGCCTTTGTCGGATAACGACCGACACGCGACGTTAATCCATCGACCACCGCCTTTGGCAACTCACGCGCTTCATCAATGAAGCCCCCGGATAATTCAAGACTGAGCAACTTCCGAACATCCCGAGGTTGGTCAAGCGCCAAAAAGATCACCTCACAATCAAGCCCAGCCGCGCCATCACGCGGCGGCAGCTTGATGTGATGGGTGATCGGCGGCGACCAGCGCATCGGCCCCCAAACATTCTCAGGAAATAACTCTTGCCACGTCTTAATCGTGGTCGTGCGTAGCTCTGGGTAGCTGTTCCTGATAACTGCAAACCGAGTATATCTGATCCCATCTATCGGCGATGGCTCCTGCTTCACCGCCCGCAACATCACTTCCGCTAATGAAGCAAAGGTCTTGCCAGAGCCGACCGGCCCCATCAGTCCACGCACAAAACTGTCGTCTTGTAAAAATTGCCATACTGTTGGGCTTTGCGAAAAATCAAGGTTTAAACCCGCAAGCGCCTCAGTCGTTGGCTGCTTGCGACGCCGGGGTGATCTGTCTGTTGCTGCTCTAGCTCGCGCCATTCTAATCCTCTGGGGTAAAAATAATAGTTAAATTATCGTTGAATTGATCACTTTCTAATTCAAGCATAGGCCCGCCGCACTCGGTGCAAACAATAGCCTCACCACTGTCATACACCCGACCCCTAGTAAGGCGCGAGCAATATCCACATAAAATGTCCCGCTTAAAAAATCTAACGCTAAAATATTCTTTTAAGTCGATCACATCAGCCATCGTCGCCATCAATCTCGACGATACGCGCCGTCGGCCCGGTAATGTTAATGCCAATCATACTAGGTTTCTGATCATTGGCATTCGGCTCCAATAACCCGCGATGCTTCGCCAATAGCCGCAACGCCGACAACTTGTCGTGCATCTCAACCTCAATTGTATTGCCAAACTGATTGGGGGTGACCTTCACCTTTTTCACCGCCCGCCGGGCGCGATCAGACAATTGATCACTCGGCGTCAGCGTGACCCGCCCCATATCATCCCACTGGATAACGTCAGTTGCCTCGCCAGCGCCAATCGCCTCTAACTCTTGCACCACCGCCTCGCGGCGGTTTGCGTCAGATGACGCAAGAGCCGCCCGCTGCTGCCTAATCGTCGGCGTTTTGTTTTCTGACATGAAGGCACTCCGATCCTGTTGCGGCGTAGCCAGCTAGATCCACCCAGCTATCCTGATGATCCGGCGTCGCCGCTAAACGCGCCAGCTTCACGCCAGCCATCATCATAGCGACATGCTCCGGCTGAAACTCAATGCCAACCAACGCCGTCCAAATAATAGCAATGCGCTCGTGATTTTCCCAAATACTACCATATTCCTCGCCTCGATCAGCGACAGTTTCCTTGGCGGCCTCTAATAACTCATATCTGTTCATTCTTCGGTATCCCCTTTAACATCAATAATTTTCAAATTGCACCCAGTGCATTCATATTCGCGCTTGTGCGCCTCATCGCGCCGTAACTCGATCAAGCTGCGGCACCTCGGACACTGGCTGTTCGCCAGCTTACGTTCAAACGATCCATCGCCCTCATCAATCATTGGCCTCTCCTGTTCCACCACAAGAATAGCACGATGTCCACTGGACGCAACCATAGCCATCCGGCTCGCGGATGAAGCCGTTGTCGCAGTCCGAGCAAACGGTGCGAAAATTTTGTGTGACACCCCCATCTACGCTAGGGGCGAGGCGGGGGGCAAGGGGTCGTTTTTTTGCGGGCGTCGCATCGCTCGCACCCCCCGCTGTACAGAAGCATACGTCGGTCTGTTCGTTGTACATCACAGCATCCCCTGCGCCACATCGTACAGCGACGGCACCCCTGCCCTACGCTCTAACGCAGCGTCACACACGTTGAGGGTAGCAGCGCTGACATCAGCCGCAGTGTACCCAGCGACGGCCAGCCGCCGGGCGTGGCCTATCTCATTATCGTACAGCCGCACCTGCCCGGTCGCCTGCTGCACGGCTCGGATGTAGGCATGAGCGATGGCGCTGGCCTCTGGCTGGTCGGTTGTGTGGGTGGTTACTTGTCCATCCCCCACACCCCCTATTACATTCTCGTGTGCTTCATCTTCATCACTGCGAACCTGCAATGGCGTAGCAATGTGTATCTCTTCATAAGTTGGCAGCGGGTCATCCTTATCCCACAGCACCTGATACCTGTTGCTTTTCCATCCGCTTGCCGTGTCTTGGTAATCCTTCGGCGATAGCTGACGCACATACTTGCGACGCTTCAGCACCTTCATCGCAGCGTGGATGGTCACACGCTCTTTGTAGCCGGTGATATTGCACAGCGTTTCCATTGCAGGCCAACACACCCCGGCACGGTTCGCAAAGATGCACAACGCACCAAGCACACGCAACTCGCGCTCTTTCAACTCACGGTCACCAACTGCTCTAGCTGGCATTACTGACCAACGCCTAGAATGGTATGTCATCGTTTAATTCCTTTTCAGTTCGTGTCCTAACCTTTTCAACAGCGGCACCCGGCCACATCGCTTTGGCTATGTCAGCCACTTGCCCTGCCTTGTCCTTACGCCAGCCTGACACGATAGCTGCGATCTCATCAACACTATAGACCGCCATATCACGATGCTCGCGGGCGACCTTGCCCGCCTCATAGCCATTGCGCGTAATCGCCAGCACCTTGCCATCATCCATTGCCGCTTCCCAATACTCGCCAGTCAGCGGCTCATGCCCACCAGCGATAGCAGCCTGCTCAAGCGCAGCCAATCCCCGCAATGTCACCGATACCTGATGCTCAACATCGTGCTGGCTTTCTATTGCCTCATTCAGCTTATCCATCTGCGCTTCAAATCTACCACGCAGCCCCTGCTCAACAAGCCAAGGCAATCTATCTACGCCCCACTTCGCTTCCATTGCTGTTGCGGCTCGATCATATTCATGCAGCGCATCCTGCATCCGCCTCATCGCCATTTGACTAGGCGCATAGTGTTGCTTGCTTGGCTTACTCATTTTTCCCTTCAATTTACCCTCCTTTGGGTGGGGTGCGATGGTAGGGTGCGATCCCTAGGGATCATCGCACCCGCCCCACCCTGCGACAGATGTGCGATAGGTGTGGGATGGTCACCCCACATTTCCCGCTATCTCTTTGTTAATCCACACTTTACCCTCATGCACCGTCACCACACCCTTATCTTGCAGTCCCTGACGCGCATCTTTGCGTTGTGCGCTGGTTAAATCGGGTGATTTCGACCTATGCGCCTCGTGCCATTGATCGACTGACAGAGTATCAACGACCAGCTTTATCAGTGTATTTTGAAGCGATTGGAAGGCATGATATTGCCGTGCTGACAGGTCTTGCTTCTTGGTTGCACCCTGCGCCTCAATGGGTTTCATCACAATACTGCTGTCATCCAGCAGCGCCACTGGCGTCATTTCAAACGTGATCTTGTCCATTGGCTCGGCATCTTTTTGCTTTTCCATACCAAGCGCCACGATGTTTTCAGCTTTGCCAACCGACAGCACGGTGTCAGCCGCGCCAGCTAGTGCCGAGCTACCGCGCATAGAATTGATGCCCCGGCTGGCATCCTTGCCCGCGTGATGTATCGCCAGCAAGCCGCAGCCGGTGTGATGCTTCACTGCGTCGCAGCCGCGTATGAAGCTGGACATGTCAGTCGCGCTGTTTTCTTCGCCGGTCATTGACCGCGCCACAGTGTCGATAACCAGACAGCTAAAATCCTCATTGAGACTGTCAATAGTGCGCAGCAGCTTCTCAATGCTTTCTTCATCCATCATATCAACAGCCATAGGCAATACGCGCAACAGGCCGGTATCCTCGACTTTGTTGTGCAGCTTCCACGCCTTTACGCGCTTACCAAGGCCGCCAACGCCCTCACCGGCAATGTACAACACAACGCCTTGCTTTGTTTGCCTGCCGTGCCACGCCAAGCCGTGCGACATACACAATGCCATATCAATAGCTATGAATGACTTGCCGGTGCCGGGTGCGCCATACATGACGCTGAAGCCGTGCTTGGTAAGTACACCGTCAATCATCCACTCGACTGGCGGCATCGTCATCAGGTAATGCTCATCATACAGCGGATAAATGTCAGGCTTTATCTCCGGTGCCTGCTCAACCACTGGCGCTTGCTTCGCCAGTTCCAGCAGCACGTTCTTGCCATTGCCAGCTTGCAGCCAATCAGCCACGTCACCCTTTGGCGGCAGGTTGGGCAAGTCTAGGCGCTTGATCTTGCCGACTGTGCCGTGCAGCGCAGCAATCACCGTGTCGGCGTGTGCTTGCCCGGCCTCATCGTTATCGGGCAGCACTACGACATTGCGATCAGCGAAATACTGGGCAAGCTCCGGCTTCCAGTTCTTTGAGCCGCCGCTGTTGGTCGTGGCGATCAGGCCAAGATCAATCAACGCATCGGCGCATTTCT